GTTTAGACATTCGTATAGTGTCATTTTCCAGTTATCACCACCAACGTTAGTTAGTTGTGAGTTATTAACTGAGTTTTGATACCAGACGGTTGTCGTGATTTCGGAAGGTAGAGATGGTAACGTGTCAACAGTAAAAGGTTTAACAACTTTAGGTAATGTTGTTCCCTTTTGTTCTTGTTTCATTGTTAATGTCTCCTTTTTCATACGAAGAATATACATAGGATAGATGAGTTATACTAGGATGAAAACAATCATACATGATTGATTGGAAGTATCCTGTATTTATTGGGTACATTTTAAAAGTCAAATATTTTACACATATTATATATTATGTATAACTCAAAACTCAACCTGTTTCCAATATTCTAACCAGAAAAAGACCGGAACGGGGGCGGGGTAAAAGAGATACTCACATTGTACACCAATTTTTCCAATTTCCACACAATTTCCGTCTTTATTAGCTTATATTATATATATATATATAAATATAGCTTATATATATATATTAGCTATATAATATATATATATTATAGCTATAGTACCAAAAAAATAATTTGATACTTGTATGTTTAATAAAAAAAACAGTATATTAGCTACGTGAAAAAAAAACTGGAGATAGAGTTTATGACAAATAGTAAGAAACCAAAGAAAAAGAGAAGGACAAGACTAGACCCTGTATTTAAAGCTTTGAAAAAACCTTTCAAGCTACCATTTAAGTTAAAAAAATGGTTCTAGTTGAAAAGACTAAGAATAAAGTTAAGCTATTGGGTATGGCAAGACAACATTGTGCTAACTGGGATAACGGTAATTGCCTTGGTTGTATGATGAAGTCTAAAAATAGCAAGCTTACTTTTAGAATATCTAGTAAATTTGCCAACAAATCATGTCAAGTAGACAAGAAGTGTAGGTATTTTGATAATGTAGTAACACCGGGAATAAATAATGCAATTTGAATACATTGATTTAGTAGATACCATTGAAAGACTACAGAAACTATGTAATAAGCTAGAAATATCTAGTATATTAGATGGTGATGCAGAGCAAATAGAGATGATATCAGAAATAATAGCTAGAATCAAAACTCTTGAGGTACAAAGAGTAGATTCTTTTGATTTAGCACAGAATAGCTACCAAGCTTAATATGGTTAAAAAAGAACATAGACGAGCAATAGTTATTCCTGATGTGCATTTTCCTATACAGGACGATGCCGCTGTTAATGTTGTGTTAAAAGCTATAAAGATGGTAAAACCAAACATATTCGTTTGTCTTGGTGATTTAGGAGAGTGGAAGTCTGTATCTCCTTGGCGGTATAAAAGACGTAAAAGACCACCATTAGAGTATACACTAGAAGATTTGAAGGTTGAAGCAGCAGCTGTTAATGATGGATTAGATTTATTTGACAAAGCTTTAAAAGAAGTGGGTTGTACTAACAAACATATGATTGAAGGAAACCACGATGATTGGTTAAATGCTTTTGTAGAAGAGTTTCCATACCTACCTGAATACAAATTCAAGAATATAATGGATTTAAAAGGTAGGGGGTATAAATACTACCCATATGGTCATTTAATGCAAATTGGTAAACTTTTCTTTTATCATGGTGGGCACTATAGTACTGTTAACCACACAAGACAACACGTACAGAATCTAGGTAAGAATATTGTTTATGGACATACTCATGATGTTCAAAGGCAAGGAGTGACCCATGTAGATGGAGCTCATCATGCTTGGACACTAGGATGTTTAAAAGATATGTCAAAAGAAAAGAATAAGTGGTTAAGAGGTAGATATCACAACTGGTGTCATGCTTTTGGTATAATTGACTGGTTTGATGATAATAATTTTAGAATTGATGTAATTGACATACATAAAGGTAAGACATACGTATGGGGAAAACTAATTGATGGAAACGCATAGAGTCCGGAGGGATGGCAAGGGCTATCAAGTAATTTAGGTTGGGAGTGGCTCTATGCATACTAAACTAGTAAAACGTAAGCTAGAATATCTGTATGACAATAAAGATGAGTTTTTTGATAACTGTGATGATGAACTTGTTGATGAATGGCGTGAATCCTCTACAGGCGATTGGATACTTACTGATGATGGTCAGGTATGTAGGATACTTCATCGTGGAGCATTTGACAATGGAAAAGAATATGTTCGTACTATTCTTGGTTCTTATCCAGTAAGAGACTCTATACAGATAACCGGAGACATAGCTGATGATATATATAGATTTACTAAATCAACAAAACCAAGACATAAAAGAATAAATGAAAAGAATCCCAATGGTAGAGAGATTGTGTTTGCTAAGTACGTCGCTAATGGTATGCCACCTGAACAAGCATACCTTAGAGTATTTAAAACAAATGACGCTGGTTATTCAAAAACAGCATCTACATCATTATTAAAAACTAAAAGGGTAAAGAAATTGATTAGCGAAGAAACTAAAAAGATACTTGGAGAGGTTGGTATTGATGAAGAGTACCTACTTTCTAAAACAAAAGACATTATTGATAATTATGACGCTAGGGATTCAGATAAACTAAGAGCTCTTGAAATGATGATGAAAATAGCTGGTATGTTTCCAAATGATAAGAAAACTGAATCTCTTACTGTATTTCAAGGATTTACTAAAGAACAACTTAATCAACTCAATAGAGCCGATGTTAAAACTATAGGTCATGCAGAAAAAGATATCACATAGCGATATATCACTATATATCATGCCTGTGTACAATAGCGTGATAAAGAAATGTAGAGTTTGTAATAAATCTATTGATAGTCATAAAAAAATGATAGTATTCAATGAATTTTATGTACCAGTAGGATTTAGTTGTAAGTATTGTCATTCTGTATATAATGAAAATGACAGTCTGATAAATCTTGGAAACCCTGACAATGTGGATATTTATGGAGAATCATGATTTTAATGATTTTTTTGAATCTTACTTAGACATAGATTCTTGGGCTGATGAATTAATAGAGAAAGAAAATGCAATACAAAGCCGTAGGAAAAACCATTTATCAGAAAAAAAAGCCAAAAGGGAGATGGGAAATACTAAGAAAGACAATAAGTTCTTTACACGCAAAAAAAACGGTAAAAAGACTTGAACTAGAAAAGAACGAATGGAAACCAAAAAAGAAATAGAATCATTTAATATAGTACCTCCTCCTTCGGAGTCTAAGATAAATGATGAGATACTTAAAAAATCATTAACAGACCTTATATATTTTGGTAGAGCATTTTTACCAAAAGACTTTTTAAACAAAAGTGCATCTCCACCATTCCATTATGAAGTAGCTGAAAAACTCTTAAGTACTAAACCAGCAGCTAGAATATGTAATATACTACCACGTGGTTTTGGTAAATCTATTCTTTCTAAAGCTGCTATTGTACATAAAATGTTATTTTCTCCTCAAGGTGAAAGATTATTCATTGCTTGGGTTGCTGAAGAACAAGGTCAAGCTATTGACCATATCAAGTATGTAAAGTCTCATTTTGAATATAATGATAAAATAAAGTATTACTTTGGTAATTTAGCTGGAGATGCGGTTGGTAATAGATGGACTGAAAAAGATATTGTATCTGCTAAGGGAGATAGAATAATAGCAAAAGGTACAAGTCAGAGATTACGTGGTCGTACTGAGATTGACGTGCGTTATACTGGTATTATACTTGATGACTTTGAATCTGAATTGAATACTAAAACTCCAGAAAGAAGAGATGAGATAAAAAAATGGATTGTATCTACTGTATACCCAGCTCTTGAAGAATCTCCCGGTAGGGAAGGTTGGATATGGTTAGCTGGTACTATTGTTCATTATGATTCATTTCTACAAATGATTGTTGATGGTATTAAACAAGCTAAGGCAGAAGAAAGAGATTATCCGTGGGATGTTACATTTCATAAAGCTGTAGAGGATGGCAAACCATTATGGCCACAACAATTTCCATTATCCAAGCTAGACACAAAGAAAAAAGAGTTTATTGAAGCTGGTATGGTTAATAAGTTTGCTCAGGAGTATATGAACGATGCTAGAGACATATCTGACGCAGCTTTTAAAATTGATAAGATACAAAAACACAATCACACATTTGTATCAAAAGATAAATTTGCATATCTTGAAGATAATGATGGGAACTTTATTCCGATTAATGTGTATATAGGAGTTGATGTTGCTGCTACAGCTACAAAGAAATCAGATTTTCAAGTGATATTAGTAATTGGTATAGATAAAGATAAGAATAGGTATGTACTGGAATACTTTCATGAAAGGATACCTACTTTTGATGTTCCAGAAAAAATTATAGAATTAGCTAAAAAATACTCTCCTGTTAAAAGAGTAACAATAGAAACAGTAGCTGCTCAAGAAATGGTAAGAGATATGGTAACAAGAATAGCTACAAGTGACAGAAGATTGATACCGGGTATATTTAAGGGTGTAAGACCACCAGCAGGAATAAAAAAAGAAGATAGACTGGAAACATCTCTTGGCCCTATAGTTAATTCAAAGAAATTATATATTCGCAATACAATGACAGAAATCATTGATGAGTTTTTTGAACATCCATTTGCTAAGCATGATGACCTTATGGATGGTTTGTATTACGCTGATTATTATGCTAAACCGCCATTAAGTGGCAAAGTAGACAAAAAAGAAGTTGATACAAGAAACAGCTCATCAAATAAAGGCAAGAAATACAACTGGTTTACAGGAGCAAGAGTTAGCTAAAAAAAGTTGCTTTTTTTTGTTGACAAGCGTTATAATTATTAATTAACTTATAAAGTATCTATGCAAATACAAGAAGACCCAAGAGCTAAAACTACCAGAGAACTCTACAGACGTTATCGTGATGCCCGTTCAGAATGGGATACCGAAGCTCGTAAAGATATTGATTTCTTTTATGGAAATCATTTTAGTGATAATGAGGTAGATGAACTAGAAAGCAGGAATCAAGCAGCTGTACCAATGGATAGAGTTGGGCCTGCTGTTGAGAAGTTAAAAGCTATGTTAACTTCTAACTCTCCAGCTTTTACTATTATACCAAGAGAAGATTCAGACACAAAAGTTGCTAAGATGTGGCGTGTTGTTATGAGTTATATCTGGGAAATCTCTGATGGCAATGCTCAACTTAAAGAAGCTATACATGACCACAGCACATCTGGACTTGGTTATTTATATGCGTATATTGAACCAGATGCTGACTTTGGTAAAGGTGAAGTAAAGTTTACGAGTGTTAACCCATTTCGTGTTTATGTACCATCATCAAGTCGTGATAGATACTTTAAAGACGCTGATAACCTTATATTATCTACTATTCTTACTGGTGAACAGATTTTAAATATATATCCTGAACTTGGGCCACAACAAAATCCTGAAACTGGAGAGATGGAAGAGGGTTTAATAGAAAGCGTATCTTCATATAGCGATGATGAAGACTATCCATCTACACAACAAAGTAATCAACAAAAGACTTGGACTCCATCAGAATCAAAAGATTTAGAAACAACTTATCAAGACAAGTATCAAGTATTAGAAAGATTTTATAAAACAAAGATTCCTTTTTATCAAATAGTAGATGTTAATAGTCAGGAAGAAATGATTTTAAATGAGGAAGAATTTCAAAAGTTCCTTGATGAGAATCCGGGTGTATTTGAACGTGGGTTAGTTCAATTCCAAGAAATTTTACAGACCCGTATTGCGGTAGTTTGCTCTGTTGGGGAGATTGTATTATACGAATCTGTCCTCAATACTGATATATATCCCATAGTACCACTTCCTAATATTTATAGTGGTACTCCATACCCGAGGTCTGACATATCTAGGGCGAGACCTATGCAAAGGCTACTGAACAAACTCTGGTCTTTAGCTTTGTCTCACGCTCAGGCTTCTGCGGGTCTGAAATTAATTGTTCCAATAGGAAGTGTTGATGATATTAGTCAACTAGAACAAGATTGGTCTAATCCTAATGCTGTAATAGAAGTTGATAGTTCTCAGGGAGAACCACATTTTCCAGCTCCTACACCTCTCGCTGGTGAGTTTTATAAACTTATACAGTCTTGTGAGTTTTATATAGATTTTACATTTGGATTACCAGAGTTAATGCATGGATTTTCTGAAAAAGCTCCTGATACTGTACGTGGTACAGAAAGAATGTTAGCTCAAGGAGCTGAAAGACCTAAGTCTAAATTACGTGATATTGAATTAAGTATACGTAAACTTGGTCAAGTTATATATGGAATGTCAAAAGGACATTATACATTTAAAAAGATTTTTAGACTAACACAAGCCAATAACAATGTTAATGAGGTAATGGCTAATTACTATGATGATTATAGTGAAACTGTCATGGATATACAAAAAGACAGACATAATATTGGACAACATGATGTTAGTATTGAACCGGGTTCTACTTTACCTACTAGTAAATGGACTGAATATCAAGTATATGCTGAAGCATTTCAAATGGGATTGATAGACAGAGTAGAGGTAATTAAAAAGAATCCAGAGATTTTTGACAAAGAGGGTCTCATTCAAAGAATGGGTGAGATACAACAGTTGCAGTCTCAAGTACAGCAACTAACTGAACAAAATAAAGAATTGCAAGGGGACTTGCAAACAGCGCAAAGAGAGTCTGTATCTGACAGGAAACGGGTTGAAGTTGAGAAATTTAAATCCAAACTTTCCGAGGTGCAGTCTGATGCGAAGGCCGATAGGCGAGTACAATCAAATAAACTCAATAGCGCGGTACAGCTTGAAATGGAAAAATTGAGACCACAAATTGAAGAATTTGGAGAAGGTCTTGGTTCTATTCCCGAAGTTTAAGGATATCGCAAGGAGATAATTATGAGTGAAATCAATCAAGAAGAACAGATAGTAGAAGATACTGGGTATCCAAATCAAGAACTGGGATATGAAAATGTCCCTGTAGCTGACCACGGTGTAAACCAAAGTGAATCATATCAGGTGGATTGGGAAAATGAAACTCGGAAATTTCAGTCAATGTATGACAAACAAAAATCCGATAACGACAAAATGAAACAGGATATGGAACATCTAGCTCAAGAATTTGCTAGAAATCAGAAAACGCCTAGTGTTAATAATAAATCTTCTTTGCCTGAGGATGAGTTTAATCCTTGGGATGCGTATTATAAACCAGAGTCACCTAGTTTCAAGTTTCGACAACAAAAGGAACAGGAAGTGGTGAACGCGGCAATAGGTCAACAATCTGCTAAGATGGAAGAACAGATGTTGATTAATAATACGATGAATGAATTAAGGAACAATCATAAGATGACAGAATCCGAGGTTCGTGAATTTATGGAATGGTCAACTGACCCGGGCTCTAGTATGACGCTCAATACGTTAGTTGATGTCTTTAAAACACGTCAATCTAATAACGGTGTTTTGCCACCTCAAGAAACTGTTCAAGATTCATTTGAAGCGGTTCAATCCGCAAAAGAGGCTCCTCGTACTGCAGGGGTTCTACAAGGACAAGAAGCTAATAAACCAAAAAATGCAAAAGACCAAATGTGGGACGCCATTATGAGTGCGGGTAGCAGGAGTAATGTTTTACGATAATAAACTAATAAGGAGTACTGGATATGGCAACATATAGTGCTGGCAGTTTATCGGCAAATGGAACAAGAACTCCGGGTGCATCAAATACTGATTTTCACACTAGACGATTATTCGACTTTAGTGATAGGGTTGCTGAATTGGCCCCGGACGAGTCTCCGTTTTTCGTATATCTGTCAAAAGTAGCAAAGGTAGCTACTTCAGATTCCCAGTTTCGATTTTTAGAAGATAGAACAAAAGTATCAATTACTGATAGAGCATTTCTAGCTCAAGCAGCTGTTACAGTTGCTGCCGCTGGAAGTTCAACTACAATAACATTTGATACTGTAGGCGGGGCTAATGTCGCATGGCTTATTCCCGGCATGGTTATTTCTATCGGTGAAGATGATGATTCAACAAATCAACCTGAATGGTGTACTGTTCGCGTAGATAGTGTTAGTCAAACATCTGCATCTTTAACAACTGTACAGGCAACTACTATTGCCGCAGCTAATGGTTCTACCACCGCTGTGGACGATAATACTAAATGTACTGTTATTGGAACTGCGTTTGAAGAAGGTACAGGAGCTCCTGATGTTTGGTCACAAAAACTTGACCACGATTATGGATATACACAGATATTCAAAACAGCTTGCGAAATGACTAATACGTCACGAGCAACTGTTTATCGAGGTTATGCTGATGAGTGGCAACGCATCTGGAATCTCAAGTTAAGAGAACATAAAGTTGATATTGAACGAGCAATGTTATTTGGTATGCGTGGTAGTCAGAATAGTATTAACTATACTGATGGTATCGCAGGTCATATTATTGCTAATTCTCAATCACAAGCAACTGTAGATGGAAGTCAAGTATCTTATACAGAAGATAAGGCTTATTTAAAATCTAATACAGTAGCTGAATGGACTTATGATGATTTACTTTCTGATTTTGAAGTAATATTTGACCCAGCTAGGGGTGGAAGTTCAGCTAAACTGGCATTAGCTAGTTTACCTGTTATTTCACACTTTAACAAACTGAGTGGTTTTATTGATAATTCTTTCAATATGACTGACGCAGGAGCTGCGGCTTATAATTTCCAAAAATCTGAAGGTTCATTTGGACATCGTGTAATGAGAATTGAAACTGTTCATGGTGATGTTTCTCTAGTTAAAGAACCTCTATTTAGAGGTATGGCAGCAGGTTTCTTATGTATGGTCGACCTTGACCATGTATCATATAGACCTCTTGTTGGTAACGGTGTTAACCGTGATACCCACATTATGACAAATGTTCAAGCAGCAGATGAAGATTTGAGAAAAGACATGATTCTTACAGAAGCAGGTCTTGAAGTTTCTCTTCCTGAAACTCACGCTTTGATTAATTTGGAGGGTGTGTAAGATGAGAAGTGACTACTTAAATGTTAACAGTCAACATACTAATTGGAAAAAGAAAGTAGAACTTGTAGGTGCTGCTAGAACTCTCACCGCTGATGATAGTGGTAAAGAGTTTTATTTAGAATCTTCAGGTGGAGCTTTTTCTATTACTTTACCAACTGGTGCTGGTATTGAAGATGGTGTTAATTATAAATTCTGGGTACAAGAGAATACTCCAACAGGAGCGGTAACTCTCGCTGCTGGTAGTGCGATTGTATTTGGTAAGATTAATGAAACTGAAGTCGATACTAGTGATGATGGCCCGGGTTCAAGTGCCGATGGAGCAACTGGTGTTTCTAATGTTATTATAGGAACATCCGCATTAAAGGGTGATTTTTTAGAACTTGACGCTTATGATGGAAATTGGTATCTAAACGGTCAATCTGGTAAAGATGGAGCTGTTACTACTTCATAAACTAAATAAATAAAGTTAACAGTCCTTAGAACTGTGGGGGTTGTCGTATAAAGGATGGCCCCCGAATCTAAAAAAATTTAAGAGGATTTATTATGGCAGCTTATGGTAATATAAAAGTAAAAGTTTTTATTCACTACGCTAATGCAAGTACAGAAGCTAGTGATGCTGGAACAATAGCTAGGGATATTAAAGATTATATCGCTACTTTAGATTCCACTAATAATGAAATTCTATCTATTACTCAAACGACATTGAGAGGAGATAGAATAATGACAACTGTAGTTGGTGGTACTTAATGGACTGTGTTCATTGTGAGTTTCCCAATCCCGAACAATGGTTTTATTGTCGTAAGTGTGGTAGGAAAGCATCAGAAAGTAAATTTACTACTAATTTATTCATGATGAGTAAATTAGGAAAAAGAACAGATATCGAATTAACTCAAACAACAGTTGATGAAGATATTAAACATATGAACAGGAGAAATAATCATGCCTAAAGTCGGTGGGAAAAAATATCCATATACAAAAGCTGGTAAAAAAGCAGCATCTAAAGCAAGAAAACGTAAGAAAAAATAATGGCTACATTAAAAGTAAAGATACAAGAAGATATTGTACTAGGTAATCAAGACTATGGTTCTAAAAGAACTTTAGAGATTGGTAGTATTAATGAAATAATGAAAAGAGTTGCTACTTGCGCGGCTAGTCAAACAACAACTATTGCAGTTTTTAATTCTAATGCATATGGAGCTGCCGGAGCTATTGACATTGAAGATTCAAAATATATTAGAGTTACTAATTTAGATAGTTCAAACGCAGTTGAATTAGCTGTTGTTGGGGCTGCTACTTTATATCAAGTAAAATTAGCAGCTGGTCAAAGTCACGTTCTTGGAAGTGCTGATGATTTAATGTTATCTGAAGCTGATACAAGTCCTAGTTTTGGAACTATGGCGGATTTAGGTAGTATACAAGTAAATCCGGGTGGTAATGCAGTTGATGTTGAATTGTTTATAGCGAGTGCATAATGGCAACTTTTGAAGCTCAAATAGAAGGACTAACAAGTTTATCAATAGATGGCAGTAGTGCTCCAACTCAAACTGAATTAACTCAGTTTCTTACAGATGGAGCTAAAGAAGTTATAAATATACTTCCATCCGATAAATTAGATTGGTGTTCTTCTCAGCAAACATTTACATCTGTTATGCCGGGTAGTGAAGCTGAAACATTAAATACTGGTAAGGTATTAAGAGTTTATAGAAATGATGGAGATTTTGATAGGATATGTAGAAGGATATTACCAGACCTTAAGGGATATGTAGTTGACCCTGATGAAATGGATTACGCTTCTGTTACTGACCCTGTATATTATACTGAGAATAATAAGATAAATGTTTTACCTGAAGGTGGCTCATGTAAATATGATGAGGTTCAATATCCTGCTGTAGCTTATGGAGATTCAGCTATAAGTGTATTTCCAGATGAAGCAGAATATCTTGTAGTATTGTATGGGGCTGTAAAATCATTACAAAATGTATTAGGAAATAAAACATCCAATACTGATATAACAACTGCATTAACAGCTATAAATACTGGTGTTGATAGCGCTATTGCTGAAATAGCATTAGCTAATGTTGAGGTTGACGAAATAGTTAGTCAAACAGATAATTCTTCAGATTTTGCAACTGCTTTGACAGCTATGAATACAGAACTTGATAAAGTTGATGAAATTTGTAGTGAAGCTAATACTGAATTTGATAAATGTGATACAATTCTTGACTTGGGAGAAGTTGATACTGAATCATCTGTAAATACTGCTTTGTCATCTATTACTACTGAATTAAATGAAACTCAAGCTGTGTGTGATTTAATTAATACTCAAGTAGATGCAGCTGTGACTCAACTGGGAGAATCAGCAACTCAAGTAGATTCATCTATTGATACAGCTCTAGCTGCTATATCTACAGCTTCTGGGAGGATAAATACAGCTGTTGCTCTTGCTAATGTTGAATTTGATAAATGTGATGCGTTATTAGCTTTGGGAGAAACAGATTCGGAAGGAGATGTAAATACAGCTTTAACAGCTATGAATACAGAATTAGACGAAACTCAATCAATTTGCGATTTAATTAATACACAGGTAGACGCAGCTGTTGTAGAATTAGCTGAAACAGTAACTAATGTTGATAGCTCAATAGATACGGCAATAGCAGCTATAACAACAGCTCTTAGTAGAGTTAATACAGCTGTAACACTAGCAAATACAGAATTTGATTTGGTAAATCCTGAAGTTGATTTAGCCAATGCTCAAGTTGATGCTGAAGATATAGAATTAGCTAATGGTTATATTTCTACAGCTCAAGGATACGCAAATGCTGGTTCTCAATATATTAGTGAAGCTCAAACTTCTTTAGCTGAGGCTCAAGGATATGCAAATGAAGTTAGCGCTAGGACTGGTCATGTTTCTTCTCAAGTAGGAGTTGCTCAAGGATATATATCAGCTGCTCAGGGATACGCAAATGAAATTCAAAATAAAATAAATATTGCAAATGGTTATGGAGCTGAAATATCTCAAAGATTAGCTCAAGCTTCATCTAAAAGAGAGGAATCTCAATCTAGAATAAATTCTGGAAATGCATATTTAGCGGAAGCTAATGCTTCAGTTTCAGAAGCTCAATCATATGCAAATGAAGTTAATGCTAGAATAGCTCAAGTTGGAGGATATTCTCAAGTTATAAATGGATATATTAGTGCGGCTCAGGGATATGCAAATGAAATTCAATCTAAAATTACAATCGCTCAGGGATATTCTAATGAGGTTAATATAAGACTTTCTCAGGGGCAAGCTAAAAGAGAAGAATCTCGTTCAAGAGTAGAACTTGGCAATGCATATCTTCAAGAAGTTCAATCAAGAATATCTCAAGCTAATGGATATGCCCAAGAAGTTTCAGCTAGGGGAGGTTTTACATCAGCTAAATCACAAGCTGTTCAAGGATATATTAATGCAGCTAGTTCTTACATACAATCAGCTCAATCTTATGGGGCTGAAGTTCAATCAAGATTATCTGTCGATACAGCTCATTATGCTTGGTATGAAAAACAACAAGCGAAATTACAATCTGATTATGAATCTGGATTACAAAAATTAATAGGGGGTTATCAATCATAATGGCTGTTCATAAAATATCAGTAAAACAACTTGTTAGTAGGGTTCGTCAAGTATTTCCAAAAGCTTCTGAAAATTATATTTTAAATCTTATAAATGATGCCTTAGTAGAGATTGGTATGTATAGTACTAAACCAGTTCAAGCTAAGATGAGTACAGTAGCTGACCAAATGTGGTATAAAATAGGAGATGAAGCTAAAGATTCTAGCGGAAATAAGCTTGAAGCTAATAAGGTTTTTAGAGTAGATTTAATGGATGATTCTGGGGATTATATTCAAATTCCTAGATTGATAGATAAAAATATTTTATTAATGGATGCTACAAGTGAATCAGCATTAACAACACCGGATGATAAATAATGGCTAGTAATATAAAATATCCAGAAGATAATGCTAAATGGTTTATCGAAGGAGATAAATTTTGTTTAATAACAAATGTTGATGATTCTGGAGATAATAGAAGCTCAGCTAGAAAACAATGGAAAGCTGTTGCTGAATCTGTAAGTGATGGATTGTTATTACATTATTATGCAGAACCTAATAGCGTAGTATCTATTAATGATGAAATAGATTTAGATAATAGTATGCATTTAGCAATAGTTGATTATGTAAAGAAATGTTTATATATGGATAAGGCTGGTAATGCAACAGATGCTAACTTAATAGCGGTATCAATGCAATTATCTAATGCTCATCAATTAAAATTTGACGAATCTATTAAAAGATTCGGAATGAAAAAACGTGACAAAACTGGTGGAAGCAGAGTACTTAAATCAGTTAGTTTAATTTAATACTTAGATAGGGACATTCTCGCCCCGCAAGCTAAGTTAACTTAATAGGAGAATATTATGGCAAATACTCAAAAATTTAGAGCTCACGAATCTCTTAATGTAGAAACAGCTGCTGATTGGCAGGTGCAAACAATAGTATCAGTTACAGCTAACGCTGCTGATGCTATGATTGATGTAACAAGTTATCATATGGTTCATCTTCAACCAGTAGAAGATATATATTTTACATTCAATGAAACTAATGCTGAGGGTAGTCTTGACACAGCAAATGACCTTTACTTAAAGGGTGGCGACACAATCTATTCTTTTAAAATTCCAAAGGGATTATCAGATACAATGTATTTACTACTTGAAAGAGTAAGTGCAACTGGTAATTGCCGTATTGTATTATCATAGGGGGTAATTATGGCTTTTTTACAAACAACAGCCGCTAGTATATCTTCTGGTGGTACAATAAATGGTGATTTAACCATTTCAGGTGATTTAACTGTAAGTGGCGGTGGCTCACTCAGCTTTGATGAGATATTAGAAGGAACTCAGGTTATAGATGTAACCAACACAGAAGCATTCCTTGTCCGCAAGAACGGTGATGGTGGTGATGTATTTATAGTAGATACCACAAATAACGATGTAACAGTTGGTAGTTCCTCATTGGCAGATTCAACATTAATTATTGAATCAAGTTCAAGTGGTGACCCTAAACTTAAATTCACAGCAACCTCTAATCGAAGTGCATTAATTGACTTTGTTGAAGGCAGTACATTACAAGGTGCTATTGTTTATAAACACGATGGCGATACTCTTGGATTTTCTACAGGTAGTACAAACAGAACTGAAAGATTTGTTGTTAATGAGACAAGTAGTTATTTTACATCAAAGCTCGGAATTAATGAAACCTCTCCAGACCAGAAATTGCACGTTTCAGATACAGGAGATACTCCAGTAAAAATAGAACATACAGATGGTACTGATGTACATATAGAATTAAGAAATAATGCTGGAGCGGCATATATAGGCTCAAGTACGGATG